GTATCTGCACACCCAGACTACTCTGGTACGGTGCCTAGCGGTAATATTGTGCAGTCTGGCTTTGGTCGACTGTGGGTTGCCAAAACGTCAACCAATAACACAACTGTATATTGGTCAGACTTACTCATTGGCGTTAAGTGGGATACAGGATCGTCTGGTTCTATAGATATATCTAAGGTGTGGCCTGATGGGGCTGATGAGATTACTGCACTGGCGGTACACAACGGAATCCTAGCAATCTTCGGTAAACGCCAGATTCTCTTGTACGTTGGTGCTGAAGACCCTGCGACTATGAAACTAGCAGATACCATTGTTGGTATTGGTTGTATCGCACGAGATTCTGTACAAGTCACAGGAACAGACTTAATCTTCCTAAGTGACTCAGGTGTTCGTAGCTTAAAGCGTACAGTCCAAGAGAAGTCAGCACCAATGACTGACATCTCAAGCAACATTCGGACTGAGCTAACAAACTACATTCTGTCTGAATCAGCGAATATCTTTTCGGTTTACTCACCAGAAGAAGCATTTTATTTATTACACTTACCAACAACAAACATCACTTATTGTTTTGACATGAGAGCTCCTCTCCAAGACGGAGCACACCGTGTAACCCAATGGGACACAATTGGCCCTCAGGCTCTCTGTAGAACCCGTAGCGGGACGTTGTTGCTTGGGAAGGGCTTAGGTATTGCTAAGTACGATGGTTACTCAGACAATGGCTCTGCGTACCAAATGTCGTACTTTACCAACTACATTGACTTTGGTGCTCCTAGTAACCTTAAGCTCCTTAAGAACCTTAAGATCACAGTAATTGGTGGTAGTGCAACAGATGTGACGCTTAACTGGGGCTATGACTATTCATATGCTTACAAGAAGAAACGATTTACGTTGTCTACTCAGGTTATCGCAGAGTACAACATTGCAGAATATAACATTGGTGAATTTAACGCAGGGGTCTTGGTAAACCGTCCGACAGTAAACGCTAGTGGTGGCGGTCAGGTCGTACAACTTGGTGTTGAAGCAGAGATCAACGGATCACAAGTTTCAATTCAGAGACTCACAGCACAGGCTATCGTAGGAAGGACTATCTAATGTCAAACTATACTAAGACAACTAACTTTACAGTCAAGGACTCTTTGGCATCTGGTAACCCCGCCAAGATTATCAAAGGCTCTGAGATTGATTCTGAATTTGATGCTATTCAAACAGCAGTAGCAACTAAATCAGATATAGCATCTCCGACATTTACAGGAACAGTAACTGCACCGACCGTCACGGTTACAGGTACTTTAACAGCAGGTACAATTGACGGAGGAACTTACTAATGGCAATTGATCTTTCAAGTCTCTCAGGACTCCTAGGTGGTGCCGGGATGGCCGCTAGTGCCGTCTTGCCTTATACTATGTCTGAGGAGGCAATCAGCCAACTTAAAGACATCGGAACAACAATGGGTGCTCGTGGTACTGCGATTGGTCAAGAGGCCGCAGGTGCTACAGAGTTCCAACCATTCACAGTAACAACCGGTACAGGTACAACTGCGATTGGCCCTACTGGTGGTTACACACAGACACTTGCAGAAACACCTCAGGCAATTCAAGAGGGCCTCTTAAGTGCCGCCCAAGGTGCTATTCCGGGTGCTCAAGTTACACCTGACCAACTCTACAGTCAGATTCAGCAAATGCGTCAGCCGGGTTATGAGCGTGAGCGTCTAGCTTTAGAGCAACGCTTGGCCGCTCAAGGTCGCCTAGGTACAAGCTCAATGTTGTACGGTGGTGCAACTCCTGAGTTAATGGCTATGGAAGAATCACGTCGCCAACAAGAGACTGCAGACATCCTGTCATCGTTGACACAAGCAGGTGCATTGACTGGTCAGAACATCCAGAACATCTCTGGTATGTTGACAGCGGGTTACACTCCACAAGCGCAAGCACTTGCGGCTATGACACCATCAGTACAACTACAGCAACCAATCGTTAGTGGCCGCCTTGGATCTCAAGAAGCTCTTTACAAAGGTGGTATTGCAGGTCTTGAAGCACAGGCGGCAGGACTCACTGGTGCGGCCAATGTTGAAGCGGCTCGTACACAGGCACTTGGTAACACCTTGGCTCAAATCTTCGGTGTACAGATGGCTGAAGGACAGACACAATCACCATATGATCGACTTATGAACATCTTAGGCTTCGGTGGTGAGTCTAGCGGTACATCAGATGCAAACTTAAGCGATTCGCAGTTCTTTGATGAATACGGTTACTTTAGGGGAGAAGCATAATGGCTCAAGCTAGGTCTATGATCCTTGATATGCTCAAGACTCCGACTCAAGTTAGAGAGGAACAACGTCAGCGTATTACAGAGCAAGCAATGGGAATGCGTTCTCAGATCCCTCAAGGCACTACATCAATCCCAGGATTGCTTACGAATTTAGCTAATCAGTCTATGGTTCGTACAACTCAAGGAATGGCTGAGATGCCTAGGAGACTCGCAGGGGCCGCAGGACAGTTTGCAGGTATGGCAGGAGCTACTCCTGAGACGCAAAGAGCCATTCGTGGCCTAGGATTGACTGGAGAAGAACTTCAGGCACAGCGTGTACAAGAAGCCGCTAGTGATCTTGACTTAGGCAACGTCGAGTCAATGAGGCAAGCACTTAAGCGTATGCAGGAAGCAGGGGCTCCATTAGAAGCAACACTTGCGTTGTCTGAAGCAATTGCTAAGCGTCAAAAAGAACTACTTGACCGTGCTTCTGCCGCTCGTGGTGAACAATTACAACGTGACTTGTTTGGCCTAAAAGAACGTCAGATTGAACTTGACGAAGCTAAGTTTGACGCTGAGACACTCTTAGGCGGTGCCTTAGGTGAGTTTGACTTAAATACAGAAGACGGTCTTAACGATGCTGTTGAGGCTCTTATGGCTCGTGGTAAGGTTGCTGAAGCAGTACGATTGAAGAATGCGTATAAAAAGGAACAAAGCACACTTGAGCAACGTGTCACATACTTAGCAGAGAACTTCACTAACGGCGACTTACAAGCCGCTTACGATATGGCGTTGGAAGAGAAACGTGTAGAGCCACTATTAGGAGACACAGCAAAACGCCTAGATACTGACTTTGAGAAAGCAAACGCCACAGTTAGTCGAATCAACACAGCCAACGACGCACTACGAATCCTTGCTTCTGGTGATGTTAACATCGGTGCATTACCTAAGACCCGCCAAGGAGCACTTAAGCTACTTGAGCAGACTCTTGGTCTTGACACCGATCAGTCAGTAGAACGTACCGAATTATTAATGGCACGGGCGAAGAAACTTGGTGGTGAAGCACTCGCTTCTGGGATGTTCGGTTCTGGCACAGCAATTTCTGATCGAGATTTGATTACAGCGATGTCGATTGCGGGTGGTGATGAGAACTTGACTCCTGCAGGTATGGAAGCCATCTTACGGGCTAATATGGCGATTGATATCCATCAACTTGAAAAATACAATAAGCGTGTCAATTCACTTGGTCAAGGCTTTTGGGATAGATCGTTCTACTCTAAAGAATCTTATATGCTTCAGGCACCTGAAGTCTTTATTCCGTCGTTTTCTCCTGAACGTGCTGAGAGTGCCGCTAGTGACGGACAAGGAAACACAATCTACGAATATCGTGGCGAATGGTATAACGCCGACGGTACACGCTACGAACCATAGGAGTCCATATGGCCGCTCAATTACCTCCGGGATTCTCACGAGTAGATATCCCTACTCCTGCACCTAACCAAGACGTTCCCGTCCCTGCCAATATGCCGCAAGGATTTACGCCTGTGCAAGAACCTGACGTTGACCCTGATAGCTTCTTTGGTCGTGTCGGTACGCAGATTGGTAAGCGTATTGAGAAAGTCGAACGTAGTGTTAAAATGTACGAGGAAGGTGAAATTACTTATCCTGAGTTAGCACTGCGTGGTCTTGGATTTGGTGTTGGTTCTGTCTTTGACACTGTCGGTGAAGGTGCAATGACAATCCTAAGTGCACTTACGCCAGATCAGGTTGAAGACTTCCTCAAAGAACAGATTGCCGCAGGTGGCACTAAGTTGATGGAGACTGATACTGCTAAGAGTCTTCTACAAGCGTATCAAGAACTACCACAGCGAGCTAAAGACAACTTCGGTGATATCGTCACAGTCGGTACTGGAATGTTGCCTAAGGGTCAAGCAGGTAAGAAACTTGTTGAAAGCGGCATCAAGGCAGAGAAAGAAACACTTGCTAAGTACGTCTTGAATCAAACACCATCTGCTAAAGAGTTCCGTGTGCGTGAGATGGGTCTGCCTAAGAATATGCAGACTACATTGAACCGTGAAGACTCAATCTTAAATACTGTAGTGAGCCTTAAAGGTGTCTCAGAGTCATCAAGCCGTAAGAAGATCATGGGTTCTATCAACCAAGAGATTGGACGACTAGCACAAGACATCAACAAGAGCCTTGCAAACTCTAAGTATAAGTACATTCCTAAGCAAGATGTTAATGTTGTTGTCACTAAAGCAATGCAAGAGTACACACAGAAGAACCCTCTGTTTGCTACAGAGAAGTTCAGTAATCTCCGTGGTAACCTACAAGAAGCCTACCGTCAAGCACTCAAGGAGTTCAATGGTAAGCCTCAAGAACTTCTTAAGCTCCGCCAGAACTTTGACAAGAACGTAGCGACACTGCTCAAGAAAGACGTACACGAAGGTGACGTTAGTCGTGAGATGGTTGCGTCTATTCGTAACAGTCTAAACAACATGATGGAGTCTGTGGCACCTGATGATGCAATCAAGGCATCTATGCGTCGTCAGCATAACCTAATGCTTGCTAAAGACAACCTCGCATACAATATGGCTCGTGAAGGGTCGATGGTTGAAAACACAGTTAAGTTCATTAATCAACACCCATTTATGGCTATGAGTGCCGCCGGTGGTACAGGTATGATCCCAAGCCTGTTAGGTTCTGAGGTTGGTCTTGTGGGTGGCTTGACAGCCGCAGGTGCTTATGGAGTCACACGCCCAAGTGTGCGTAAGGGTGTCGGTACGGTCTTAAGTGAATTGCCTACGACTCGTGGAATGCTCTTTGGTGCCACTAACACTGTTGAAGAAGAAATGCAAGGAATAGCTCCGTAATGGCTGATTACAGAGAACAACTACGCAAAGTATCACAAGAGTACGACTCAGGTGATCGTAATTACCTTGAGTTGCTCTTAGGTCAAGCCGGGGTAGGTGGTGGAATGATCGGTGATGCCGTTAGTGCGCTTATCCCCGATCCTGTCGAGCAGAAGATTGCCCAAGGTACTCAATACCTCGCAGAAACGCCTGTAGGACAAGCAGTAGGTCAAGGCTATGGTGCCCTACAGCAACAGTTCCCACGGACTATGAGAGGCGTTGAGGAGGCTACCAGTGCGTCCTCTATGTTGTTCCCTGCTCGTACAGCCGTGAACCCTAAAGCGGCAATGCATAAGTTGTCAGCGAACTTACCTAACAAGATGGACTTCGACTTTGATCCAACGACAGGTAAGTACAAGACTCAGTTCTATCTACCAACGCCAGATGCTGAAGCCCGTGCTAAAGCCCGGAGCCCTGAGTTGTATCAGAAGTACCCTACACAGGCAGTCCAGTTTGAGAAAGGATTGTCTCGTGTACAGGCGATTAGCAAAGGACTTGCGTTAGGGCTCTCCAACTCACTTAAGCAATCTATGTCACCCACAGGGCAAGCACAATGGCGTGAGAAAGGTGTGAGTAAGACTTTGACTGATTTGTCAACTGCGGATATGCCCAACAAGAACAAACTACAGACACTCTACGGACAACCCGCCTATGAGCGTATCTTAGGGAGCCAGTACGGTAACGTTAGTGAGACTCTCAAGAAACTGGACGATGACTTCTTCACTCACGAAGGTGTCTTTAGTTTTAATGACTTTAACAAACTCACAGGTCACACCAAGGATGACGCAGGGCCATTCTTCAGGACGATTATGTCTAACTGGGGAATTAAGCCTGACGATAACTTCTTAATGATCGTTAGACAGCCTAAGGCAACTGAGGGTGCGGGAGACCTCATGAGTGATGTCATGTTTAAGTCAACGACTGCCCGTAAGCTCCCTTCAGTGTTCCAAGCAGACACTGGATTTACAGATTCTAAGTCGTTCTTGAACTTGTACGATATGGGTAAGCGAGGTGAAGGTAAGCTGACACCTGAGCGTCGTAAGATCATTAAGAGAACACTTGACAACAATCCAGACTTACTTCAGATCACTGATCCTACACAATTGACACGAGAGCTCACCAAGGCAGTCTCAAGAGAAGTAGGCTCACAGAATGCCTTCGGTGTCGGTAATGTTGTCTCAGCGGCATTCAAGAACAAACCACGTCGCTCCTTTAACTCTAATGACGAACTTGCGTCTGCCTTGGAAGCCAAAGGGCTTAAAGTAGTTCGCCGTAAAGACCAAAAAGATGATCCTGATGTCTTCATTACTGACTCAGTATCCTCAAGTGCCTATGAGCTTGGCGGTGTGAATATTGTCTACAAGGTTGAGCGCACTGGTGATGTGATTGCTCAGGTATCTGATGTCAACGACTTGGTAGGTGTTGGTGCCCCCGGTGCGAAGAAGATGATTGTAGTTACTCCACCAATCAAGAAGAACTTCGCTAAGCCGGAAGAAAGTAAATCTACGACACCTAGTGATGCTGTAGGTCGTGTGTATGAAGACGTAAGACGGCCTGTGACGCCTAAAGCGCAGGACTATATTTCTGCAGGTGCTAATGTAGGCACTGTGGCCGCCCCTGTGGCCTCAGGAATGCTATCGGGTGCCCAAGAGCAAGAATAAAAAAAGGCTCCCGAAGGAGCCAAAAGTCAGAGTCCACCCAACCCTACTCAAAAACCTCAAAGATATCCCCGATCATAATTTTAACAAATGGGATATTGATGACGAATCCATCAAAGAAGTACACTTGAGCATCATCAATGTCTTCATTTGCTTTCCAACCCAATACTGGTTGCGACTGGACAGTCTCAATTGACAGTCCAAAAACGTGGTGAAATCTCATTGCCATCATATCTCTACCGCCCTATATAAATGCTTTGCATTTCCTGTTTGTCCTGATTGTGATTGCTTGATTGCTGAGGTGCCGTCCTTGGCTCTGTAAGTCCCTATGTACCTCTGTCCACAGTAAACCTTATACGTCCTTACCAACCCCAGTCTTCTCCTTCCAATCCGTGTGCGTTGTAATCTGTGACTCGCTTTTCAAAAAAGTTGGAAATAGAACTACCACCAAGCAACTCCTCCATCCACGGGAGAGGGTTCTCCTTAACCTTCCAGTTCGTCTTAAGACCAAGTTGGAGTAGTCTGCGGTCTGCGAGGTAGCGAATGTACTGCTTGACATCTGCCGCCGTGAGACCTTCCAAGTCACCCATCTCATACGCAAGGTCAATAACCTTGTCTTCCAGTTTGACTGCAGTACGGAACATTTCGTAGATATCTTTCTTAAAATCATCATTGACAACCCTTGGGTGTTCCTCACAGAACGCCCGGAATAACTTAGCCATACCCTCAGCGTGTTGTGACTCATCTCGTACTGACCACTCAACGACAGTACACATACCCGGCATCTTGCCGTATCTCTGGTAGTTCAATAGCATTGCAAATGCACTGAACAACGACATACCTTCATTCATGACTGACCTAGCGATTGCCAAGGCAGTGCCTGAGTGACTATGTACGTCAATATCGGACATGAACTCCACTTTTGCAGACATTTGTTGATACTCTAAGAACGTACTGAACTCCTCCTCAGGCAACCCTAGGGTGTCATTCAGGAGAGCGTAGGCTCTTTGGTGGATGAACTCTCGACCTGCAAAGGCCGTAAGCATCGCCCTGATCTCATTGTTCTTAAACTTGGGTATATAATACTCCAAGTAGTTTGTTCCCACCGCAACGTCACTTTGCGTAAAAAGCCGCAGGATTTGGGTAATATGGTGTTTCTCTTGCTCCGATAGTGCACCGGATTTCCAATGGTTGACATCTGTTTGCAGTTCCAGTTCATCTTCAATCCAGTGAATCCTCTCGTGTTCTGTGGCGTAGGTCACTGCCCAAGGGTAGCTAAAGGGTTTGTAGGTGGTGTTTGACTCCAGTAGGCTCATTTAGTTCTCCAGTTCTGATTGGTTCTGATAGATTACATTCATTAGATTATTGTTGTGGTATTGTAGGCGTTCTACTTCTTGTACTAGTTTTGCTGTTGTATCAAAACAATCGTTCAATAGTCGTTTGTTAAACGGGTCACTGTCTTTGATTAAATCTAATCTCTTAAGTAGATTCTGTGCTTCTTCTGTCATCCTCATCCTCAAACTTATACTCGTCATTCTCTTTATCTACAGCCATCTCAAGCAATCGCCTTAGTCCGATACTAACCAACAGTCTTGTAGCATCGGAGTCTGTATCGACAACCAGTGTTGCACTACCATCTTCATGTTCAACGTAGTCTTTAACGTCAATTGTTCCTGCTTTGGTTTTCATGTTAGCTCCTTTGCATAGGAATACTATGCATAGATAATTACATTATATGTAATGTACTCCCACTTTTATGCGGATAATAGCTATCCCTGACAACTCACACAGACTTCATCATCTTCAAAGTCCTTCAGTGCATTACGGTCTACCTTAGTGCCAACCTTCTCCGCTGTAACACCAGCAGTCGTCCTAAGATAATATAATCCTTTAAGCCCTTCCTTCCATGCCTTGAGATGTACCTGATTAACAAGAGCCTTGTCAGTACCCGCCGGGAAGAACACATTAACTGATTGTCCTTGACAAATGAACTCTTGTCTTTTACCTGCGTGTTCGACAACCCATGTCTGATCCAGTTCAAACGCTGTTTTAAATACATCCCTCTCGTCATCGGATAGGAACTCCAAGTGCTGTACAGAGCCCTCGTTCTCAAGTATGCTCTGCCACACCTTCTTTGTATTTTGCCCCTTCTCATCTAGAAGTTCCTCCAAGTACGGATTGCGAACAGTATGACTACCGGCACGAGTACGATGGACATAGCAGTTGCTAATGCGTGGTTCAATGCTAGCAGAGCACCCACATAGGATACTAGAATTAGCGTTAGGAGCAACAGCCAACAGATGCATATTTCTAACACCATAACCCACCCCGTCAGGACATTCACCACGCTCCATAGCGAGCGAGTAGGTGGCCTCAAGAGACTGGGCTTTGATGTCTTTGAAGATTCCATAGTTCTCACTCGCCGCTTGCCATGACTCCCAAGCTATCCCTTTGCTTTGTAGGTATCCGTGGAACCCCATTGCTCCAAGGCCGATGCTACGTTCTCTGTAAGCTGAGTAGACAGCTTTTGATAGTTCTTCTGGTGCGTTGTCAATAAAGTATTGAAGCACGTTGTCCAAGAATCGGATAAGGTCTCCAACCATTCCGCTTGTTTTCCACTCGTCGTACTTTTCAAGGTTGACTGAGGAGAGGCAACAGACTGCTGTGCGTTCTTCACTTGTTGCGAGATGGATTTCATTGCAGAGGTTACTGCCATTAATTGACAATCCAAGTTTTCTTTGAGCTTCTGGTAAGCCTCGTCTGGCTGTGTCGATAAAGTTAAGGTAAGGACTGCCAGTTCTGAAGCGAGCTTCAAGGATTCGTTGCCACAGCTTACGAGCTTGGACTGTATCTCTAACAATT